AATACTATAGTACAATCAACGTGGGCTACCGGTAGTGGAGGAACGAGAGTATCATATGCTTCAACTATTACAGCGAACGCACAATCGGCATCTGCAACTATAACTTTAAGTGCAGGAAATGCTGCATCAAGCAATACAGGAGGTACTGCGAGTATAGCAGCAGGTTTAATCCGTATAGGAACAAGTGTATCAAATACAATATCATCAACCGGTTCATTTGGACCTATGGTATTAGTAGGACCTTTAAACCAACCTGTATTCTCTTTAAGAAGTGGTTCGTTTGAAGTAACTACACCACAAGGTAGTGGTTCATTCTATACTAACTTACCTATTACATCATCTGCTGGTAGAATCAATGGAGATTTAGTTGTATTAACTAATTTAACTGCTTCAGTAATAAGCGCATCAAACTATATTGGAGTTCTTTCGGCTACCTCATCATCGTTCTCAGCATTTGCAGTATCATCATCTCAGGCAGAGAGTTCATCATTTGCAACAAACTCAACATTAGCACAAACTGCATCATTTGTTTTAGGATTAGCTCCGCAAGTAGCTACATTAGGTTACGCAATAACAGGAAGTAACAGATTTGACGGAAAGCAAACTATTACCGGTTCATTAATTGTAAGTTCATCAATTGGTGATACAACTATGTATGGAGGGTTGTTAATATATGGTGATAATGCAGGAGCTGCATTAACTATATACTCTGGCTCTGTATCTGTAAACACACCGCAGGGACAAGGATTCTTTTATAGTAATGTACCTATCACTTCATCAGCAGGAAGATTCAACGGACAATCTTTTATTAAGAAATTAAACATTGAAGATAATAGTGGTAATGCAAGTTTACAAGTTGAAAACAATGTATCAATAACTGGAAGTTTAAATGTTGGTGGAGATATTAGCGGAACAGCATTAGGTAAATACGCAACAACAGGAAGTAACACATTTAAAGGTGTACAAATAATAAGTTCTTCTGTAAGAGGAGAACAATATGCAGGTAGTGTAGTGAGTAATACTGCATCATTTGATTGTTCAACAGGAAACTTCTTTACATTAGTATTAAATGCTGGAACAAACCACATTAGTGCTAGTAATATTAGACCTGGTCAAACAATAAATGTAAGAGTAACTACACAAAGTGGAAACGCAGTAACGTGTTCATCGGCAATTAAACAACCATCAGGAAGTTTATATACACCAACAAATGGAGCTGGGACAGATATACTAACATTTATATCTTATGATACAACATTATTCTTAGCAGCTGTTAAAACTTTTATTTAATATGAATTTTGCACCATTTAGTTTTTTAGAACAAATAGAAGCAGGAGCTCCTATTGTATCTCCTGCTTCTATGTCAGTACAGATTGTAGTAGTAGGTGGAGGAGGTGAAGGAGGAACGGGAACTGGTGGAGGTGGAGGAGGAGGTGGTGTTGTTTATTCATCATCAGTATCCCTATTAAATGGAATTTATTTAGCTAAAATTGGTGCAGGTGGAAAGGTAATGGGAGCAGCGAGTTATAATAATGCTTCAACAACTGCATCGGGAGGTAGTGGATTAACATCATCATTCTCATCAGGCTCTGTTAACGTTGTAGCATTTGGTGGCGGAGGTGGTTCATCATACGGAGCAGGGATTCCAGCGGCTACAGCAGTAGCTAAATCAGGTGGAAGTGGTGGAGGTGGTTCTGATTGGAACTATGGTGGAACAAACTTAAGAACAGGTGGTGCCGGTACTACAGGAATGGGTAATAATGGTGGAACTGCAATAAATAATGGTAGTGGTGGAGGTGGAGGAGGTGCTTCGCAAGCAGGTTCAGCAACAACACCACCAGGTGATAAAGGTATGCCAGGTGGAAGTGGTTCTGCATACTCACTTAGAAACGGCAATGCTGAATTCTATGGTGGAGGTGGTGGAGCAGGTGATTATAATACTGCCGCAGGTGGAACAGGTGGACCAGGTGGAGGCGGAGATGGTGGAAGTGGAAATGGAGCAGCTGGTTTAGCAGGAACTAATGGAATAGGTGGCGGAGGCGGTGGAGGAAACCGTAACGTAGATGGAACTATAAATGGAGCTGGAGGTCAGGGAGGTAGTGGATTAATCGTTGTTACTTATTTACAATCAGCATTTAGTAGTAGTGGATTACTTTATGTGAGTGGTGGATTAGTAAGAGATTTCACATCAGCTTCATTAGGATATCGTTCACATCAATTCCTATCATCCTCAGTAACAGAATCATTAGTATTATCAACTATATAAAAAAATTACTACAAATAAAAAACAAATTGTTAAATAACTAAAAGACAGAAAACTATGAACTCAAAAAAAGTATTAGATAAGATTATGGCTTTACTTTCAATTACGAAAGAAGTTAATTTTACTTACGCTAAATTAGCCGACGGAACAATCGTAGAATCTCCTACATTTGATGTGGGTGAATCATTAGATGTTGTAACTGAAGATGGAAAGACTCCAGCACCAGATGGTGAGCATGAGTTATCTTTAAGAGATGCAGCAGGAAACGAAAACTTAATCAAAGTAACTACCAAAGATGGTAAAATTGTTGAGAGAGCAAACATTGAAATGGAAAGTGACACAGAAGATGTAAAGGATATACCTGAAGCAGATGGTGTTATCGGAAAAGAAAAGAAAGAAGAGAAGATGGCAGAAGAAGAGCCATTGGAATCTGGCGATGGTGTTGAAGAATCAGTAGAACCAATCTTAGAAGATGAAGTAGGTATCGACATGAAAAAGATGTACGAAGATATGACTTACAGAATCGAAGAGTTAGAAAAGAAGATTGCTAAAATGGAAGCTATAGAAGAATTACCTCAGAGAGAAGATGATGGTATGGAAGAAGATAAGACTCCTAAATTAGATGGAGCTCCAATCGATGAAGTTAAGATGAGTAACATCTTACCAAAACAAAAGAATAAAGGTGGGGATGCACAAAATACATTCCTTTCTAAATTATATAAATAAAAATTATTAAAATCATTTAAAAATGAGAAAACAACAAAATTTCACAACAGGAAATCCAGCGGTAACAACTACCTATGCTGGTGAGTTCGCAGGCAAATATATTGCTGCAGCTCTATTATCAGCGACAACGCTTGATAATAAGTACATCACAATCATGCCGAATGTGAAGTATAAGAGTGTAATCCAAAAGATTGCAGTAGAGAATATTATATCTAACGCATCTTGTGATTTCACACAAACAGGTTCAGTTGCATTAACTGAAAGAATTTTAGAACCAAAAGAATTACAAGTTAACTTAAGCTTGTGTAAGCAAGAATTCGTAGATAGCTGGGAAGCATTACAATTGGGCTTTAGCGCATTTGATAACATTCCTGCTAACTTCAATGATTTCTTAGTATCTTATGTTGGTGGTAAAGTAGCAGAAGCTACAGAGCAATCAATTTGGAGAGGTGTAGCTGCAACTAACGGACAATTCGGTGGTATCTATCCAGCGTTAAGTTCTTCAGTAGGTGCTGATGGAGCTTCTGCTCCTGTAACTGCTTCTTTATCTGGTTCAATCACAACTACAAACGTAATTGCAGCATTGACTTCAGTATATGATGCAATTCCTCAAACTGTATTTGGTAAGCCTGATGTAAAAATCTTCGTACCAACTAACGTAGCTAAAGCATACCAAACTGCATTAGCAGGTAATGGTGCTTCTGGTTTAGGTGCAAATGGATACGGAAACAATTTGACAGTTGGACAAAAACCTTACGATTTCAATGGTATTGAATTAGCATGGTGTCCAGGTTTGGCTAACAACGCAATCGTTGCTGGACAATCTTCTAACTTATTCTTCGGTACAGGTCTTTTATCTGATTACAATCAGGTTAAAGTATTAGACATGGCTGACTTAGATGGTTCTCAAAACTTTAGAATCATTATGAGATATACTGCTGGAACTCAGTTCGGTATCGGACAGGATTTGGCTATCTTCAAAAACTACTAATCATATTAAGAGAGAGGGGTGACAATCCGGTTACTCCTCACTCAATAAGATTACAAACAGAAATTTAAAAAATTAAAACAATATTATTATGGCATCTTGTATCGTAACATTAGGAAGACAGGAAGTATGTAAGGAAAGTGTTGGTGGATTACAAGGAGTGTATTTTCTAAATTACACTACCGGTTCTTACACACACGCAACTGCATCTGACCCAGGTTCACCTATCACAGCTTTCCCAGCAGCAGCTGGTGGAGTTTCACAATCAGCTTATTATTATGAGTTGAAAGGAACGAGTGCTTATACTGAAACTGTTAACTCTTCTAGAGAAAACGGAACTACATTCTTTTCACAAGAATTAGTGTTGAACTTAAAGAAATTAACAAACGAAATGACAACTCAATTGAGATTGTTAGCATACGGAAGACCTCAAATCGTAGTATCAACTATGGCAGGAGACGCTTTATTAGTAGGTGAGAGAGAAGGAGCAGATTTAACCGCAGGTACTATCCAAACGGGTGGTTCTTTAGGAGATTTGTACGGATACTCTATAACATTTACTGGACAGGAGCAATTTAACGCATCATTTATTAGTGGTGCCGCATTTAACAATCCTTTTGCAAATTTAACTGCAGGTAAACCAATAGTGGTTTATGGTTCAGCGGTAAACGTAGCGTAATTAGTATAAGAATTAAAACTTAACTTTAAAAGTAGGGTAATCAGAAATGGTTACCCTTTTTTATTTCACTACTTTACCATCTAATGTTGTTAAATTAGTAGATAAATACGAGATAAATGCTACCTTTTTACATATCAGGCTCAAATAATTGGTGTATTAGAACAAAGAACTTAGTAACTGCATCTGCAAACACTCTAACGATGAGTTTGCATTTGAATAATATGTACACTTTGGCTACTACATCACAATCAGTTTTAGGGTATTCCTACAATGATTATGAATCAATGTTACAATTCACAGGCTCTATAGCATCTGCGAGTGTAGGAAGTGAATACAGAGCTACCCTTTATAGTGGTAGCTGTTCAGTATGGAATGGTACTATACAAGTATATGGTTCTCAATCTATTGTAGATAAAGCACAATACGAAAATCAAAATCAACAATACATCAGTAATGTAACTGATAACGAATATATAATAATGTAATATGAACAAAGCATATCAAAACTTTTCGGTAGTTTCTTTAGCACAACAGGATATCCCTATTATAAGAGAGGATACAAAAACCCGCTATAATTGGGTACCGTTTGGTATCTACAATCAGGATGATTTCTACTTTAGTGTAACTAATGCTTATAATACATCAACAACAAATGCTGCATGTATAGAAGGTATTAGTGATTTAATCTTTGGAAAAGGATTATACACAAAGAACACATCGTTTGTTGAGCAGTTATCAAGGTTGTTACCTCAGGAAGAAACTAAGAGGGTAATTTTCGATTTAAAACTTTATGGCAATGGTGCATACCAAGTGATTTGGAACGATGAGCATACGAAGATAATTAAGTTCTATCACATACCTGTACAAACTCTAAGAGCGGAGAAACTATACGGAGAACCAAAGATACAGAATTATTTCTATTGTAACGATTGGGATGATATGAAAGCACAGAAACATAAATTACATATTCCTGCTTTTGGAACATCTGAAGAGAAAAGAGAAATACTATGGGTTAAGAATTATACACCCGGTAAGTATTACTATTCCCTACCGGATTGGATACCAGCACTTCAATTTTCACAGGTTGAAGCTGAGTTGAGTAATCTACATATCAACAACATAGAAAATGGATTCTTGCCCCTCGTAATGGTGAATATGAACAACGGAGTTCCTGCACCTGAAGAGAGAGATACCATTGAAGACCTAATAGAACGTAAGTTTACAGGCACAAGAAATGCAGGTAGATTTATGTTATCATTTAACGATGATGCTGCTAACAAACCAACTGTTGATACAATACAAATTGAGAACTTACACGAGAAGTTCCAATATGTTGCTGATTACGCACAGGATAGAATATTAGTAGCACACCGAATTACATCACCACTATTGTTAGGTATCCGAACTGCAAACAACGGATTCTCTTCTCAATCAGAAGAAATGAAAACTGCATTCTCTATTATGCAAACAATGACA